ACTTCGGACACGACGCGCCCGAAGATGGTGAACCCGGCGATCACCGAGTTGAAGAATTGTCGAGCCGTCGGGAGCAGATCGCGGAACGCCTTCGACGCCTCGAAGAGGCGCTGGAGCCACGCCTGCGTCTTCTCGACGATGATCTCGAAGCCGACGACGATGATGTCCTGCACGCGGGCCGACTCGCCGCCGATGGTGACGAGCTCGTTGCGCACGCCGAACAGCAGGCCGACGAACGCCGCGACCGCGGCGAGCAGAATGGTGAACGGGTTCGACGCGATCAGCGCCAGGAGCCCGATGCGGACGCCGCTCAGCCCCGTCACGATCGCGGCCAGCACGGCGGGTAGGCGCACGAGACTGCCGAACAGATTCACGCGCACCAGCCGCGTCGACGATGCTACGACGAGATCCATCGCGCGGGCGACGCCGAAGAGGAACTGCGCGACCTTGATCGCGAGGAGGATCTTGAACAAGTCGACCGTGCGGTCGATGATCTCGTTCAGCCGATCCTCGTCGAGCGCGAGCTGAAGGAATCGCTGGCTCAGCGAGATCAATGCGGACGTGATCGTCTTGCCCACGTCGGAAACGCGGAAGAATTGCCCGACCAGCACCTCGGTCGAGTTCGTGAGCACCTGAAACGCCTGCCCGATCGTCGGCGCGATCCGCGAGAAGCGCGACTCGATCACGTCGGCCTGCGACTCGAGGGCCTTGATCACGATGTCGGAGTTCAGCTTGCCTTCGCGCGCCAGCACCTTGATGCGGTCGGTCGAGACGCCGAGGCCGTCGGCCAGGGCGTCGGCGAGGCCGGGCGTCTGCTCGAGGACCGAGTTCAACTCCTGCGCGGCCGCCTGGAAGTTGCCCGACAACGCCTGCGAAAACTGCCGCAGCGCGCCGCCGGCTTCCTGCGCGCTCGAGCCGCCGATCGCGACGGCTTTCGACAGCGTTTCGGTCAGCTTGAGCACGCGCTCGGTGCTGAGCCCGAGGCGGTCCTGATTGATCGCGAGGCGCTGGTAGGTCAGCGACACGGCGTCCGTGGCGACGCGCGCCCGGTTCGCGATGCCGATCAACTCGTTGGTCGTGCGATTCGCCGACTCCTGCGAGTCCGTGAACAGACGAACCCGGTTGGACAGGTTGGTGAAGCTGTCCGCGAAAGCAAAAATGCGCCGTGCTACGGATGCGATCGCGAGTCCGCGCAGTAGGCGGGTGGTCGTCGAAAGCTGACCGGAGACGGCGCTTGCGGCGAAGCCGATGTTGCGGATGTCGCGCGCAACGGTGCGCGCGCCCTGCTGTCGGACTCGGATGTCGAGAGACTCGAGTGCCATCGGCTTTCCTTAGAAACGGGACCGAACGTTGGTGAGCAGACGGACGCTCTTGAGACGGGCGGACGCTGCGGCGAGCGCGGCTTGCACAAAGCCGGCTGGAGCCTGCGTGCTCGAGCCATCGTTCAGCTTGTTGATGTACGGGACGGGGTTGGAGATGGACACCACGTCGGGGCGCCCGAGGCCGTTGACCTCGAATATCGCGCGCGACACGGCGTCGCCTTCGGTCGTGTGATCGCGCACGTGCTGGGCCGAAGCCTCGCCGGCGATCACGTACCAGTTGGAGCGCGCGAGGCCCGGGTGCGGGTCGCGCGGTGAAGTGGGGGGCCCTCCGACGGGGGTGAGGCGCACCAGCGCGACCACTGCCGCTGCTGCTGCGTCCTTCACCGCCCGCCCGGAGTTGAGCTCAACGCCCTCCGCGATTGCTAGGAGTCGTGCGGCGAATTGTTCGGGATCGGCCACCGTTCGCCTCCGCTTTCTTTTTCTCGGCGGCGATGTCTTTCGAGCGCCGCTCGATGAAAGCCTCGTCGAGCTCTTGGATGATCGCGACGAAGTCCTCGTACGCGAGCTCGTCGTCGACGACGCCCATGCGCTGGGCGTACTGGTCGATCGCCGACCAGGGGATGGGCCCGATGGCGCCCATCACGATCTGACGACACGTACTCAGCTTCTCGAACGCCTCGAACACCCGCACTTGGTACGAGTCTTCAGGGACCGGGGCGTCCAAGATGCTCTGGGGGATGGGAGCTCCCGTTTCACGCGCGGCGTCGATGATCGCCTTCGCCTGGGCGCCGTACTTGAGGCGCCACTCGAGGAACTCCCTTAGCTTTTTGCGTCGTCGGCGCGCGACTCCTCGACGAAGTTGATCACGGTCTGCGTCTGCTTGAGCAGATCCTCGAACAGATCGGGGAGCGCCTTGAAGAGCTCCACGCACTTCTCGCGCGAGAACGGGATCGCCACGATCTCGCCGAGGTCGTTCTCCTCGACGATGTCCCACTCGAGCACGACGGCCTCGGCGAAGCACTCGTGCGTGATCTTCTCGAGGATGGACTCGTCCATCGTGCCCATGTTGATCGCGGAGCGGTACGGGCGGAGCTTGCGCTCCATGAGGTTGCGGAACGCCTTGTTCTTGCCGCCGGCTCGCGCGCAGCGGAAGCGGCCGTACTCGCCGTATTCGATCCAGATGCCGTCCGTCTCGAGCGACGCGCTCGTGCCGAACAGAGAGTTGAGGGGCTTGGAAGCCATGGGGGGTTTCTCCTGTTGGGGGGTTTCGGAATGTTCACTGTTCGGGCCATGTTCACAACCGCTGTGAACATGGCCCTACGAGTGAAGATTACTGCACGCCGTAGAAGCGGAACAGAGCCAGGGTGTAGTTGAACACCGGGTGGCGGATCGCCTGATACGACAGGGGCACCGTCGCATCCTGATTCTTCCCGGGCACCTCGGGCGAGCCCTCGGAGAACTTGATGCGGGGTGCGTCGAGCAGAACGATCTGGTTGGCGATGTCGACGAAGCGCACATCGAACGACGTTTCGGTGTTGCTCACCACGTCGCGCGCGATGCTCGCGTTGTCGAAGTACGTGCTCAGCGAGCCCGTCACGCCGAACTCGCCGACGCCGATGCCCACGGCGCCGAGGAACCCGACCGCCGGCTGCTGGCGCAGGTTGTTCGCGATCTCGAAGGTGGCCTCGAGCACGAAGTTGCTACCCGAGATCGGAACGCCGCCGCGCGCGATGCGCCCGACGTTCGAGCTCGAGTTGAGCACGTTCACCTGCCCGGTCGTCACGGTCGTCGCGGAACCCACGCGGCCGTTGCCGGCCACCGCGGGAAGCTGCGCCGGCACCGTCGCGGGGATGCCCGAGTCGCTGAAGAACGCATCCTTGCCTGAGAACGTGAGTCCCGTGGTCACGATCGCCTGCGGCTCCGCGGTGATCGTGAGTCCGTCGACCATCATGCCACGGAAATACTGGAAGGTCACGGGTGAGTGGTCCGAGAACTCCTCCTCGAGCGTGTACGAGATGCGGGTCGTGCTGTTGATCAGCCGCTCGCCCATGTACACGTCGACCGCACCGGCCGGATTCTCGGTCGCGGCACCCGTCGGCACGATGCCGAACGTCAGCAGGGTCGCCGTCGGCGCAACGCTGATCCGGTACCAGCCGTTGTTCACCGGAGTCGCCGAGAATCCCGCGAGCTTCACCCAGTCACCGGCCTGGAGGCCGAGCGTGGTGAAGTTCAGGACCGTTGACGCGAGCGTGCCGGTGCTGCCCGTGATCGTGAGATCGAGATCGCCGGCCGCGCTGCGGCGCCCGACGGTGTGCAGGCGTGCGCGCAGGGGCGGCGATGCCTCGACCGTCAGGGCGGTCGCGACGGTCACCGCGGTCGTGGTCGGCGCGCCGTTCACGATGTGGTAGCCGTTGTTGTTCGCACCGTTGAAGCCCTGCGAGCGGACGATGTCGTTGATGATGGGAGTGAAGCCCTCGTTGGTGACGGTGAACTGGGTCGCCGTCACGGCCGTGATCTGCGTCTCTTCCTCGGTGTTGGTCCACTTGTTCCGCACCTGAAAGGTGTTGAACCACGCACCCTCGAAGAGGTAGTCGTGGATGCCGAACGCGAGCTCGGAGTTGAGGTCGCCCGCGGCCTCGGCGCCCACGAGCGCGAGGTCGTCGATCTGGCGATCCGAGCGAATGAGCTCGGACACGACCGTCTCGGGCACGAATCCCAGATTCGGGGCCCCGCTGTACGGGATGTCGCGGAGGAAGGGCGCAGTCGGCACGATGCCGTACGTGACCTCCTTGACCGCACGGATTGCGACTCGATTGGTATCGGACATGATTCCCTCCTGTTAGGCCGTCCGGTCGAACACGAACTCGGTTTGCACGTGAACTTGGTACCACACCCCGTCCACGCCGATTTCTCGCATGCTGATATTGCGGAACCAGATGTTGTTCACGGCCGCGGCGTTCTCGAGCGCCGTAGTGATCGGGCCGGCGATCTGCCGCGCGCCGACCGCGCCGGGCGCATCCGACCCGATCGCCGTGAAAATCTGGAGTGTGAGCAGCCCGTAGCGCCGGTGAACGACGCTCGCGCCGCTCCCGAGCGACCGCGTGCCGCCGAAATGCTTGATCACGAGGCGCGCCCACGTCCGCGACGCCGCGGTGCCCGCGGTCGGCGGGGTGAAGTCACTGTCCTCGTAGGTGAGTTGGGTCGGCGCGCCACCCGCGTTCTGCCACGCGGTGCGCATGAACGCGCTGAGCTCCTGAACCGCCTCGTCGTAGGTCTGCGCCATTACACGGCCACCCGCACGATGTAGCCCACGAGCGTCGGGCCGGGCTGAATCTTCACCACGCGGGTGATCTCGTAGACCTTCGTGCCGTCCACGATCTTGTAGTCGTCGGTGAGCTCGAAGGTGAGGA